ATGAAGGGACTCGTAGTTTATTACCTCTATATTGTATGATGGGTTTAAAAGCTGGTAGTCGTTCTCAACACTGCTGATAGCTTTTTTCTTTGTGATAAATAAAAGGTTTTTCACTGGCAGAAGCATACTCACACCCAAGCTCGTAAGCGTCTTGCCAGTTCTAACCTCCATCGCAAGATAAACAAATTTATCTTTTTTTAATAAAGGCAGCGCTTTATTTATTATCTCCTTTTGATATGGTCTAAATTCCATTAAAAATCTAATGAGCCGTTAACTTCAAGCTCGTGTTTATTTCTAAACCTTACCCATCTGCCACCAGCATCTCTCCCCTCCTCTGGATTGCAGTTGTATTTGTATATTGAATAAGCTGTTAGCCATTTATAATAACGAGTTCTTGATACAGTAAACTTTGACTTTGGCGCAAAGTCCGGATTATCATCACAAAAATCTAAATATAAATCGTTTTTATAAATCTTACCACCTGGCTTGAGTTTTTCGTTTTGTCCACCATCACCAATCAAACCACTCCACTCTAAAAATTCGTGGCAAGTTTCAGCAGATAATTGTCTTATTCTTAAATTTACAAATTCACTTTTTATCAAACCGAACTTCATATACATTTGAAGACATTCAATCATATAATTATCAAATCTACACCACTCATCATCATCCCATTCTCCAAACATCAACTTACCAAATTCTTTTAATGGTGTAAACTCTTTAGTGTAATACTGAGTTAGCTCTAACTCCCATTTTCTTCTTTCAAAAGAAGATCCTTTTCCTTTGATAGCGTAGTTGGTAGTGATGGCTACTTTTGGAGATTTACTAAATGGAATTTTAATCGCATCTTTATTTTTTTTCTCCAAAGTTAATCCTTCAGTTACAACGCTGAATAATCTTTCAAAGTCAAAATGTTTTTTTACATCATCAAAACATAATATTTGAGTGTCAGCGCTTACTAATTGATATGCAAAACTTTTTTCAAAATTAAAAGACTTTCCGTCAATTACCACCAGCTTTTTCATATGAGATAATGCATTCATAAACAAACCCTTACCTGTTCCACCCTCCGGATTGTCTGATATAACCTCGTCATTTAATATCGTGGCTGGACAATAGGATAGGTTTTTCCAAGCGTGTAATAAATACCCAATAGTAGAACGCATGGAATTTGTTCTACTCGTGTTTTTACCACAAATATTTGAAACAAATTGTTTGTAATCACAATCCCCTCCATCACAAGTTGAAAACGTTCTATCTATAACGTGGTCTTTCCATACATATCCACCTAAGTCTAAGTAGTCTATCTTTATTACTTCGTCGTGAGTAACCTTTACTGCGCAATTTTTATAATACAAATACGCACTGCTCTTTGTGTCCTCTATAAAGTAAACTGCAATAGAAGATAATAACGTAAGGAACTCTTCTCTAAAGTATTGCGTGTGTTCGGCAAAATAATTATACACGCTTAAATCGTCTATTTCTAACAAATAGTTTAATATAAAATCTTTGATTTCTTTTTCTGAAGTATGGTCAATTAAATTGTTTGTCACTTTTACAAACACATAATTTTTACTACCCTCTGGATTAAATTTGTAAAATCCATTTTCTTCAAGAAACTGCTTGAATAAAATATGTACAATTTTTATTACGCCTTTGTCATTTTTTGTCCAAAACTGATTGTTAGCGTTTTCCTCATCAAGACGAGTCAAAACATTATCAACTGTACTGACCTCAATATCCGACTCAACTAATTGAGATCTAATTTCTTTTTTTGGCACACCGCGTTTTAGCTTCATCCGAACATTGTTTACTCGGTCTGTGTCTTCATAATACTTAGTTCCAAAATTTTGCCTTTGCGCGTATGCAGATTGTATAGTTCGTTTAATTTCTGTTTGGTTGAAACTCTTTGTTTGGTAGTTGTTTAAAACATATTCAGCTAAAGATTGACTTACGCCAAAATCATTAAATGCTGAAGCTAATATGTAAGCGTTGTTGTTTCTCTCACCTTCAAGCATTGGATACTTCTTAGCCCACCATTTAACTAATATATCTACTATTTTGTTTTCGTCTGTTACTGGTATTGTAGGTATATCAGAATGTTTGCTTACCTCTGTGTACTCTTGCTCCTCTATTTTATCCCATAGACTTGACTGAGCGTTTATATAAATTAATGGATCATAAGACTCGTAACAAACCCTTGATACATTTTTACAGGTTTTATCGAAATACTCGCTATTAAAATACGTCTGAAGACTTAAAAAATAACTTTTATGGTCTTCAGTTGATGGAGGTATTTTTACTAATACTTTTAATCCATTTCCGCTGGGAGATATAAATACAGAATAAACATACTTGTCTTTTGATAGCTTTTCTTTTTCTTGCAACATATCTCTGTTGCTTTTATATCCATCAAAATCTAAACAAATTAAACCACTATGCTCTTTTATAGCTTTGTCACTTCGCTTTGTGAATTGACCACTAAAGCAAATGGCTGGTAGTTTTTGTTTTAATATGTTTCTATTGCTTTTATCTTTTTCAGCTCTAATTTTTTTTACTATTTCTTTTGATGCGCCGTCTTGTATGCGCTTTAAGACTAAATTTACATTTCTGTAAAACGGCTGGGATGTTTTTTTAATATCCTGGAATATTGTAATGTCCATTAGTGTTAATTTAATGTTGATTTGAATTTACTTAACTTACTGATTAATAGTTATTTATATATAATTATGTCGAAAATGTCAATAATATATAAATATATAGGTAAAATTAAGTTTTGTTTTGTTTTGTTTAATGTATTGACTAATATAGGATATATTTCGTCATTTGACACAAAAAAAAGCTAAAGAAAGGGAGCGTATGCTCCCTATCAATAACTTGGTTGTGTGGTTAAAACGGAAGGCCATCGCCTTCATTGTTGCTATTATTAGCAACCGGTTGAGGAGTGTTAGCACTCTCTTCTCTTTTGTAAGGTTCTTGCATTTTGCATGAAAAATACTGAACTCCATTTTTACTTGTAGTTACCCAAGCAGAAACTTGAAATTCATTTCCATTTAAATCCTTACCATTACCATTGTAATGTGGTTGATTGTTTTGATCGTTTCTCTTGTCATTTTTAAAAAGAGAAAAGCTACCAGGTTTTGTTTCGTAATTACTCATTTTACTTTATTTTAATAGTTTGCTCCAAATGTTCTATAGCCGACATAATGATATCATCTTTATCTCGTCTTGTACTGCAAATGGTTGGAACTTCCATCCACAATACATTTGATTCTACTCTTATTTTAAAGTGTTTCTCTAAAAATGTAGTTATCAATATCTTCAGTTTTTTCATCGCTAAAAAATTTATGATAAACCTCAATAGCTTTTTCAACCTTTTCTCTTCCAGACTCAATGAAAGCTGGAGAGCAGTCTGCTATTTTTAATCTGCCATTGCGTTTATCTATTACTATAAAAAATAGTGGTTTATTAAACATACGTTGATAAATGTACGCTTGTGAATCGTAATTATATGACTTAGCACTATATAAAAATTTATCAATATCAGAACTTGTCTTGATGTCAATTATTGCTCCATCTTCAAAATACCTAACCTCTCCACCCATATCTAATTCAAAACTATTATGATTGATAATATCAGCTTTACCTTTCCACTGCTCATTCATTATTGTAGCAAGTCCAGGAACTTCATACTCATTACCTTCAGCATAAATTAGATCAAATAAAGTCATATTTGATGTCATTTTATCTGTTAAAAACTCCAGGTGTTGCATTTCTTTTGACAGTAAAACATTTGGCTTTATATCATCGTCTAATTCCTTAAACGCTTTAGTTGTTCTGGATGATACGTCTAATACTTTAAATTCATCCAACTTATTTGGCTCAAGTATTTTAGTGTGAAAGTATCTACCTTCAAGCATAGCTTTGGTCTGCTCTTTTGGTTTTCTAAATGATGATGGGTCTTTAAGTAAGTCAATTATATCGGAGTTTGATAAGTATTGTTTTCCGAACTCTCCGTAATAATTAGAATCATCTTTTAATTTTTCTAAAATATCTTTACTCATTTATCTTACCTTTTAATGCATTCTCAACTTTCTTTGTTACTTTATATTTAGTAGATAAATTTTTCACTATTGCCGCTAAACCTAAATTTTTATTTTTAGCTACATAAGTTAAAACCTTATCCCAATTATCATCCCCTATGTCTAATGTAAATTTAGCTGAAGTCTTTGGCTTCTTTACCACTGCTTGAGGAGTTGTCGCCTGGACTATATCTTCTCCTACCCATAACGACAGACCAAGCCCATGCATAGCAACTGCTTTAGCAGTAGATCTCTGTATGGCAGTATTAACATCCATAGAAGTAATTTTGTCCAGCGTTATGCTTTTATTTCTGTAGTCCATAATAGGTAAATAATCTATGTGTTCAATATCATTAACTATTACACCTACCTTTACATAAGCAGTTGTTCCGTCTGAAAAAAAGTTTAAACCGGTATGTTCCGACTCATAGACTACGCGCTGGGCGTTTGGATATTTCATCTTTATCATAGCCCAAGCATTTGCCCACGACAAATAATTAAAATTACCTTTTTTCTCGATTTTGTCTTTTACGCTAATTGTAGCGAGTTGTTCGAAATAATTTTCCATTTACTTTGTTTTTAAAATTTGATTTAATTTATTATTATATTTAAAATGTTTCTTAATTAACTTTTCCCTTTTACTTTTTAAGTTCTGAATATGCTTATCATTTTTACGAGTGTTTACCTCAGTCTTAATTCTATCTTCAATTATATCAAGTTTATAAACACAATTCAAAATTGCCATCTTTAAGCAACCAATCTCCCAGCCATAAGCAGAAAAAATACTATAATGAACTGGCTCAATAACTTTGTAGTAATTACCGCCTCTGTTTAGATCTAATATTTCAATTCTGTCTTCAAATTTTTGAATTTTTATACCCAAGTAAATAACATTTACACCCATAGGCATATCAGTTACCACTGCATACGGCTTATCAATCGCTTGTTGAAATATAGTTTCTAAGGAATACATATTAATCAGCGTTAAGTATGTTACTTACTAAATTGTTTACGTCAACATCTGTTTCAATCAGCTCTTTCGCTTTATTATAGCCATGTATTATTGTTGAATGCGTTACAGTGAATCCATACTGCGCCAAAAATCTTTGAATATAGGATATTCGTATTGGTCTTTCCATGCACAAATAGTAAAGCATCTGCCTGGCATCAACTACATCTCTTCGTTTTGTTGGTGTAAACATTTCATCAAGTGTTAGATGAAATTGTTTAGCTACTCTTTTTGCATATCCGTCAAATATTTCTTTTTTCATTTTCTATTTAGTTTGTTAAGTTCAAACTGCAAATGATCTATTGCTTTTTGAATGTCTTCATTTGGCGCTGGGTGCTTACTATACGCTCTAAGTATATAAGTACACGCAGTTCCTAAATGATAGTTTAAATTAAAGTTCTCAACTACCTCTCTCGCGGTGTAGTTGTTTTGTCCGTTATAATACTCTGGAGTGTCTACAAATTTTACACCTCCTGTATTGTTTTGTTCCCATTTACTCATAATATAAGTTTATATAAAAGATTAAAAATGTTATAAGCTAAAAAAAGGGAAACTAAAGTTATCCCCAACCAAGTAAAAAATTTTATAAAACGCCACTTATTTTTCATCTTTATTGTGGCTTTCGTTGATAATTAACGAGCAGTTAGCTAAGTGCGTAAGCTGTATCTCGTCACACTCTTCGTCTAAGAGTTGTATAAGGTTATAGTGCATAATATTATTATATTTTATTTAATTAATGTTTACAAACATAATGATTATTTGTGATAATATCTAATTACTTTAAAGTTTTTTGCTCCAATAGGTAATAAATATTTCCGCTCGGACTTTACTTTTTTAATAGCAGAAGCTGGGCTAATCGCTTGAACTTCAACTTGTTCAAAATCATAACCCATATCTTCTCCATTCATAAACAAAAGAAACCAATATTCAACAACATAAGTTTTAGTATTATTTTTTTCTTTAATTTTTTTCATATCCCTATGTGTATTTTAAGCTGAATATCCAACCAATACCAATACTCTCCTATCTCGCTATGCAAGGCAAAATCCTCTCCTAAAGCCACTATAAACG